GTGTCTGTGAAATCCACAAACATTTTGTTAAATACGTGATTAGGCATTTCTTAATCTTTCTTGTAAGGGTAACCCTTAACCGAGTCCCCGAAGGGACCCGGCTGGGTGGGTTTACCGAATTAGTAAACTGATATTGTGGTCTCTGCTTCCAGAGTGATGGTTCCACTAGCGAGACATTCTCTAATTTGATCTGTGATTAAATCAGAGAAATCAAACTCGTCTATTTCAGCGCTGACGTAATCAGAGAAATCTACATCTCCAATAGCGTTTTCAACAGCAGTTTCAATAGTTCCCTGCATATCTTCGTCTACTTCAGTAGAGGGCAGATAAGGAACTAATGCTTCTGCTAATGCTTTCAGCAATTTTTCTATCGTGTCCATTATTTCTTCCTAACTATATTTCGGTGGTATATCCACATATATAACGATAGGGGGTAAATCTGGGAATTACTCAAAAAACACCTGTTTGTTTTGTGACGTGTGTCACATGCCAAAACAGCGCCTCCTCCGGTCTTCCCGGTCTCCGGGCTACTGGAAAAGAAAATACCGCCCGGGGAGCGAAAGAAGTAACAACCCGGGCGGTATAGGAAATCTGGGAATGCAAATCTGGGATTGCAGCCACGTGTGAATTTTAGCGTGTGAATTCCTCCGGATAGTGTATTTTAGTGATCCGGTTACATTCTTCTGCCCAGAACTTTGCTTTTTTTATGTCCTCTAATGTGATGTCATCTTCGTCATTCACATAGTTGTCTATGTTGTGAGCCTGTGTTTCGTAGAGTAAATCCAACGCTTCTATTACGATGTCTATAGGGGTGAAGTCACTCACACTGTCCGGCTCCCAGTCAATGTCAAAGTCGTCAATGTTTTCTAAGTTGACACGCATAGTCACAATGCCTTCATCATCAGTTTTCGCTGTAATAGTATAGGTATTGCCACATTCCCAAGATTTCTCAGTAAAACAAGAAGTAATTACTTTTGCGTGAATGAGATGGCGCACGAATGTCCCGTCAGGAAGTTTGGTTGCCCCTTCCGGGCTAGAATATCCGACTCCCCAGTAATTAAATTCAGTTCCGACAGTCGTTAACTTGTCCAATGCTGATTGACTCATTGTTCCTCAACTTCCACTATTGTGCCGTCCGCCGCTGGGTCCTCAACGTATGCTGGTTCCCAGTTACCGGTGTTCCGTAATGTGTTCCAGTTCGCTTCGTCATCAACGAACTTTTGCCTTGCCTCATCTTCAGAGCCAGCGTCAACCATGACAGCGAACTCTGCTTCTGCAGTGAATGTGATTTGGTATTCCATTATTGTCCTGTCTTAACGTTGAACCGTGCGAGAGTTTCCTCGTCAAGGTGTGGGGCGATTACGTCCATGAACCATAGGTAACGGTGAATTTCTTTGATACCAGTCAAAAATTCTGTGACTGCTTCTTTGCGGTCTTTACGAGCCGCTTCGATTACCTGTTGTTCAAACATTGCTAAAATGTTTTTATAGCCCTCATCAGTGGGGGTCATATCTATTGTCATTGCTTCTCCGCTCATTGTTTTCTTTCTGTCAATAACTGTTGTGGAACTTCCACATATTTAATGGTACACCTTTGGTTGACTTTTACCTCATTATTTAGGGGTTAATTGTGTGACGCATGTCACATGCCCGTCCGGTCCCTTCCGGGCTAACCAATCCACACCGCCCGGTCCCTCCCGAATCTGGGAATGCAAATCTGGGAGTACACCGGCGTGTGAATCTGGGCGTGTGAATTTAGGTCTCCCGTTTCACAACCTCCCCATTCAATATGGTCTCTGTTAATGCTTCCCATCTCACATCTATGCCTTCCATGCCAAATGTCGGTAAGTTAAAGTCGGTATGAGGGAAAACTGTTGCAATCGCTAGAGAACCCCAGCCAATATCGTTTGACCAATAAAGTTTCTCTTGGTCGTCAACAGGTCCGGCTATCACCCATTTAACTGGCTCATGCCTCCCGTTCTCGTTCTTCTCGGTGAACTTATCTGCACAACAAACATCTCCACCTGTGCTATCAAAGAACATGCCTTCATGTTCGTAAATCCGATCCCCACACCAGTTGCATTCTCCGCCTGAATCGCTCATTGGTTTATCCACCATTCATCTACGAAGTGCTCCGCTATTTCAAGCCATTCAACTCGCCAGAATGAGCCGATGTCCCTAAGAATAGAAATTTCTTGGTCGCTGCCGCAGTCCTCTAGTTGGTCAGCAAAGAATCCTTCTAACGCCCCAGCAACATCAAGATGTAAAGCGTTCCAGCCTGCGTTAGTTATCGCAGTAGAGCCAAATGCTTCGCCTTCGTCAGGGTCATCGTTATTCCAATGACCAGCCTTTTCAAAAGCGTGGTCAAATATGCCCAGTTCTTTAACCTGTAATTCGCCAGCCCAAAGGTTTACTGCCCATGTCTCGCGATTAGTCCAGCCGTTGTAATCTTCAAAATTAGAGCGACTTCTCCAATCTATGTTTCTCATTACTTCGTGTTTTACTCTCATTACCATTCCTTAATGTTGTAAATATGTACACCATCTATGGTAGGGGGTAAATTCGTAATTGACAAGTGACATGTGTCACACCCAAACAAGCGCCGTCCGGGTCACCTCCCGGTCCCATCCGGGTCTCTTCCCGGGCCTATACAATCTGGGACTGCAGCGCCCGGTGTGATTCTGCGTGTGAATCTCGCCCGGTGCTGTCACGCAGGTATGAATCTGGGAATACAGAATCGGGGATACTTTCATGTGTGAATTTTCATGTGTGAATCTGGGCACACAAACCCACGTGTGAATCCATGTGTGAATCCCCACCCGCATCAAAGAGACGCAGGCAGGAACCCAACCACATGTGTGAATTTAATCGACGAGAGAAGCAGAACCTCTAGTTCCAGCCAAACGAGAAGCCGCAGCACCCTTCACTACAGAAAGGGCAGCAGACACGCCAGCCATAACAATCATCTTCCACTGATCAACACCAAGGTCCATGACACTATTAGTTGACATAGCGCCAATAGCCGCCTGACAAAAAGTCGCCAACGTCCTCTCAGCGAGGTCTTTATAATTCATTACTACTCCTAACTAAAAAAAAACAAGCCACGCCAGCAGGGGCGCATTTCGCCTTTTTTGTTGTTTTTGGTTTGTTGTTTGTTTGTTTCTGGGGGTTTGGGGGTTTGTGGTTAGTTTTTCTATACTATTGGTCGTGTGTTGGTTTACTTATTGGGGTGTGTGTTTTACAGGCTTTCTGCCAAAGTTATCGCTGCAGCAATGATGGCTGTCAGTAGTGACGCTGGTACTGCGTAAATCCATTTCTCTACAGTACGTACCCTTTGTTCAAGGTCTGTTATTTGACGATGCTGATTTAACGTTAGATCATCTATTTTCTGTTCAATAGATTCAAGTCTTTCCGCTAACACCGCCAACGCAACATCGACGCTTTGCTGACTATTAGCCATCTTCAGGTTCACAGTCACAAGCATCTACAGGGCATACACACCCAATGTGACATTGACACAACTCTACTTCTTCAGATACTACAACTTCTTTAGCATCTACTACTTCCTCTACTATCGTTGTTACTTCCTCTATAGGGATTTCAGAAGGTTGATCTTGAGGAGACGCCTGCGGCGGGCTTACGTTTGGCCACTTAGCGCCTGAAGATAACCCCATACTTGCCTCAAATTCTGCTTTCGAGTCATCAGCCCAGCAGCGTAAATAAAACATGTAAGGAGCGAACTCGTCGGAAGCGTGGGCTGTCGGATACTGAATGCTTTGACCGCATCTAGGGTCTAAGCAGCCATCTTCGACAAGGCTTGCTATTAGTTCACGGATAGCGTCTGCTTGTTTCCGTGACATCACACCTTTAGGTGTTTCGACTTGAACATTCAAAACGTTCCCTACCGGGTTCACTTTTGGTTCGTTTACTTTTCCACTGGCCTTAACTACCCAAGCATTTTTAGCGGGGGAGACAGGACCAATCCATATTTCGTTTGGTGTAGTCATACCAAGAGTTTAGGGCACCACACTTACGAGGCGTTGCAGGGTCAGGCCACTCGGCTCTTAAAAACTGGGGTTTTCTTTAGTAACTGGGTGGAAGGAGTAAGCACTGGTTTCACCGATGTTTCCCGTGTTTTTTCAAGATTTCTTATTTTTTTTTCGGCTTCTTGTATTAGGTCTGCGAATGCTTTGAACGCTGCTTCTGCAGAGGCCGAAAATTGTGTGTTTTCAGGGGTTTTTTCTCTTTTTTCCATCTCTGTTCCTTCCGTGGGTCTACCATCTTTACACATAAAATCGGATAGGGAGACCTACCCTGCACCTTTTTTCTAAGAAATTCTATTAAAGTCGTGTACAGGACATCTATATGTTCGGAGGTCACTATGCGGTATACATTGGACAGACCAGAGAATTCTATAACAGCCTTTGGTTTACAGGACAGGCTTAAAGGGCCTGCCGTTGTTGGGGTTCTTATTCCCCTCCCCGAGTCATCGAAATCAACTGCTTCTAAGTTCGGCAGGTACACGTTAGGTAATTGGGAAACTCCCCCACCTTATGCTTGCTTTAGCACTAAAGAAGGCTCTATGGTTATCCGTTGGAACCCTAACGCTTATTCCATTGACATTGTTGAAGATTCTTTAGACCGGATTTTGCAAGGTTACCTATCTGAAACGAAGGTACTTGGCGAGTTCGGAGGTAATGGTAGAGTGTGGGTTGTGAGAAAAGAGAGAGTTAATGCCTGATAGCCAAAAGTATAGACACAACGTCTTTCATCCCGACAATTATCAAGGGGCTATGCATGACGATATTCTGCAGCGTTCTTCTGGAGATAAAATGAGTTTACCGGGGTACATGCGTACACCTGAGCCGGAAGTTCCTTCTGTTACACGTGAGGTTTCGATAGAAACTGTTAGCGCAGTGCGTTCTTTGCTAGAGGATATGGCAGAAACTTTCCGAGTGTGTGGTATGTTTGATCTTGCCGAACAAGCCGATGTAGTTGTCGAACTGCTCGCTTAACCTTCTACCCCTTTAAGGAACCATGCCAGAGAACAAATGTACAGGCACTGAAGCATCTTATGTCAGAGGATGTCGCTGTGACGAGTGTAAGACATCACGGAGTCTCGCCGTAAAGAGGCGCAGTCTCGAGAAACGCGCAGTCGAGCGGCCAGCGCCTCCAAAACCAGAGAAAAAAGAAAAAGTATTCCGACTACCACGACTGGACTCCTACGACGACTGTTTAACGCGTGGACAAGTGTACAAGTTCCGCGGGTACTAGCGGAAGAGTGGGCCTAAGACCCAACCAACAGCACACCATCTCTCCCCGTCAGTAACGGGATTAACGCTGTGCAAAGACCAAGAAGGCCACATAGTGCCTACGCCTTGTTCTTTTGAAACTTCAATATCTTCTGGACCTACATGGAGATTGATCTCTCCACCTTCATAATCATCTGGTGACGACAACTGAATGGAAGTAGATATCTTCCTTTGTGTGTAAGTCCCACCCCAGTCTGTGTGCTTTGTGTAAAAGTCTGCAGGCCTGTACCTAAGAACTTCTATAGAGGGCAACTGGTTGATGTCGAAACCCCAAATGTTGTACCGTCTGCACGCATTCCAAACATCTCCAACTATTTCAGGGTATATAACGCTATCTATAAAGTAACGAGAGCAGGAGCGTATATCTAACCGTTCGCCTTTAACCCCGTCTTGCTCTACCGTTCCGCTGTGTTCTTTCTGCGATAATGCTGCCCCGATAACAGTCCCGCACATTTCAGGAGTCCATACTTGGTTTTCTGCATAAACTGACGAGGAATTCATTTAACGCCTTTCATCCTGTGGTCTTCACGGAATTGCATAAACCGTGACGCTAGATCAAAGACAAGGTTATCGTCGTTTACTTTCGCCAACCTCGCTGCTCTTCTTTTTTCCACCCTAGACATGCTGGTCATATCTGTAGAATCGACGTTGTGGTGAGTGAGAGTTTCAGTCATACGGACAGCCATAGACGCTAACTGTTGAACTACACGTGGATCGTCAAGCCCTCCATCTCCTATGTAACGCTCCCTTTCAGAAAGAAGGTTCACTGCCATGTCCCATGTTTCTTTCGACGCTGGTTTCATGTCGTAGGCTTCAGCCCACTCTTTTCGTTTAGGCCATTCAGTCGCTAAATGTTTAGCCGACATTTTTAACCCCTCAGCGATGTCAGCAATCTTTGTTGCCTTATCCATACGGCGCTGTACCTCGTATGGATTACGTTCCTCAGACAATTATTCTTACCTTCCGTCTGTTATTCACAAGACTATTCACTGCCCCTGATAAAGCATCTACTTGGTCGTCGTGAGAGCCTTTAGGGAATTGAACCAACTCATCTACAAATGTCTTGTTCCATCTTCCTCTTAAAAGTTTTACGTTACCCATCTCTGCTGCTGCAGATGCTACACGGGCACGCTCGACCTTGTTTCCTGTAGGTCTAACGCCTTTGAAAGCATAGCCAGCCAAAACGTTACGGGCGTAATGGTCGATTGTGTTAACTCCTCCCGAACCGGGTTCTTGCTCCATAACTATATCGACACTAGAGCCGTCAGCGTCTGCTGTTCTCTTAACAAGATTTTGGACTTCACCGGGAGTGCCTCTCATTCTTTGTATGTCGAAAACGTAATACCGGCCTTCGCTTATACCAATGAGAGCGCCTACCGTGTAATCGGGGTCTTTCCCTTTCGCTGGCGCTGTTGCTGCTAAGTCCCAGTATCTAACCTTTTTTACATCGCTAGGTGGGGTGTCGATCACGTCGAACCAGTCTTGCTCGAACATTCCGCCCGTTTCTGCTACTTCCCAGTTTCCTTCTAAAAGTCTTGCCCTTTCGACAGCATCTAACTCTTGGAGGCTTCTCACATATTCATCATGGTCCAAAGAAGGGTTATCTGTTATCAGCGACGGCATGAATTTACGATCCTCGGCTTTGCCTAAAATGAATCTTTCATACACCCAATCGTTTCCACGACCCCCAGGGTTTGTCGCTGCTCTAACTCTTAAAGGGACATCAGCAACAGACATGCCGCATGAAGGGCATCGAGGGATAGTGTCGTGTGCTGTTATTTTACGAACGCGAGAGAAACCCACATATAGATAAACTTTGTCGGAGCCCCACTGTGTTAATTCGTCTACCCCTACAAACTGGTAAGCAAACGACTGAAAGTTGTAACGATCTTCTTCTCTTTCGCAGTGTCCGAGAGTTACTGTCGCTCCAGAATCAAACGTGAACCTTTTATTAGTTACGTTGTAGTCAACATTCTGCCCACTGAACCATTCTTGGCATCTATCTATAAAGCCGTCAGGGCCAGATAACTGCGGGTAGGTCTGACGTAAAAGAAGCGCTGAGTAACCGGGAACGCAAACATATTGGAGAGCAGCCATTAAAAGAGTGTCGGATTTACCTCCACCAGCAGCCCCGCCGAATAATGCTTCTCTAGTCGAGTTCCAAGTTAAGTAAGCCTGTTGTTTCGGGTGAGGCTCATGCGGGATTTTCAGGTTGCATGGTTTCTTCCACGACATCAGCGTCGATAATGCTTCCCTCGTCTTCTGATCCATCTTCGTCTCCGTCCCATGCGTCTAAGACTTCTTTCGGTAAGTCTCCCGCATCAATAAGTGCTTCTAGTACTTTTCTCTGTCTCTTTGAGTCTATCTCTTCTACCACATGTACATGGGCTGTTAATTGAGTCATAGGACCGCCTTGTGGACCTGTAACTTCTAAACGTGTTGCTGGGTCTGACCAGCGCTGTGGGTATGCCTTAGCAAGGAACCTCTCTGCTGCCCTCCAGTCGCCATCTACGGCCTCTGTGTACCAACGTGTTACCAGAGCCGCCTCAGCCTTCCCTGTTGCCTTCTCAAGTTCATTTACGAACCATAGGCAGTCTTCATCAGTGGCGTCCAAAGCCTCTCTTCTAAGTAGTTTCTCTCTTGCTTCTTCACCTATTTGAATCCACTTATAGAAAGATTGTTTCGTTACTCCGTAAGCCTCATAAGCGGTCTTTTTATAGTTGCCAGCCCCTATGAGTTTTACTATTCCTTCGAGCGTTTGCTTCGAGGTGTAAAGCCCAGTTCGTCTTACCTTATTTTTTTCAGGGGGAGAGTACTCTGGTTCCATATTTTGTTTATACCTGTTCTTAGGTTCCTTGTTTGCGGTCATTTAATTCCTACCCACCCAGCGAAGTTCATCCATCTCCAGAAACATTCTCTGTGGGTGAATCCGCTGTGCTCTAATAGATATTCGTTCCATTCTTCAGTAATAGGGGTCATAACCCCTTCAAGGCTAAGTCTTTTACGTTCGATTTGTTCCTCTGAATAGCCCATACTCCGTTTATGGTTATGGTAAATGTGGATCATCTCTTCGTTAAGTTGTTGTGTATCGCCTTCAAGTTTTTCGACCAGAACAAGCCTGCCTTGCGGCTTAAGAACTCTATATAACTCATCGAGAATCCTAAGCCTGTGAACAACAGGAGTGAACTGAAGCGTCAATACACACAGTACCACATCAAACGACTCATCTTCAAAGGCTAGATGGTCTCTTAGGTCATGGAAATAGAATCGGTAACGGTCATCATTCTCCCCTAACTCTAAAGCCCTGTTAAGCATCGGCTCCGAAATATCAGTGCCTACCAGTCTCGTGATCGTGTGATTATTTGCTTTAGCGTAATCATCTAAGCCTTTAAGGGCTAAACCATTCGAGCAGCCAACATCTAAAACATCTTGAATATGGACATCAGGGCCGTGAAATGCTTTTTCGGAATCAATATAGAAAGCATTTTCATTCTGGTAGTTCACAACCCAAGGAGCCGCTATAGCGTTTACTGCTTCCCTCATTTTTCTGTAATCAGGGATGCTGCGTTCAAGCATATTGTCGAAGACAGCCGCTACTTCTTCATCGAACTCCCAGTTATCTTCTGGGATAACTTCATCACGCATATACCCAGCGTACAGTAATTGAAAACTCAGGAGCGGTTTTTACTCAACCTCAATAAAAATACATTCACCGGGACATTCATCGGCAGACTCAATAGTTGCTTCGAGATCAACCTCTTCAACAATAGCCAAACCTTCAGCCATCTTTAACGCAGGCTCGCCTTTAGGTGCCCCATCAGGACCGTAAATAGTCGGCCATTCTTTTTCTTTAACATAAGCCAACCCATCGTCATGCATTTGGAAAACGTCAGGGGCAATTTCTGCACACAATCCGTCACCAGTGCACAGGTCTTGGTCTATCCATACTTTTATCATTTTAGGCGCTTACGGTAAAAGTGTTTTCCAAGGGCTTTCGTCGTCACGGTTAGCGTCACGACATTCAACGCCATTAGCCCGATACATAGACCTAGAATATTTATTCGACTCGATAGCGAAATACATTGCAGGGTCGTCGCCATGACGAGGCATAATTACCTCATTCAAGTAACGCTCTTTAGCCCTATGCGCTCTTAAAGCACCCTTGCCTGAAGGATCAGGCCACGGGTTAAAGCAAACCTCGTTTGGCTGCCAATCTGTGAGAGATTTGATTCTGTCAAGGGTTATTTCTTCATACATCACAGAGCGTGCTGTGCAAAGAATAACGTATTCGTTTTTAAGAAGTTCGACCATCCATTTACGGTATTCTTCGACTTCAGAAACAAATTTCGACATTGGTCGATGCTTAGGCATTTCCTTAAAGTTGCTGGATAAAGCCACATTTAAGTCTTGTAAAATTATCCGCCCAGAAGGACCGAATGCTATATCACTTGCCATTTAACGTTTGCCTCCGTCATATACAGTTGCGTGTCCTTCTTCTATAAGGACATCGTTTAAGGAAACTCCTTCAGAATTTTTTATGATTCCAAGCACCCTGCCGAACTTGCCTTTTTTATCTAATTTGGTTTCGATTATTGGTTCCATTCCTGCTTCGTGGAGGAGCCAGTTAGCAACGAAATCTTTCGCTGCAAGGCCTCGCTCTTTCTCTTCCAAGTCTCTGGTTCTCGACTCTGGAGTATTGATGCCCACAAAACGAACCCGAGCACTATAAGAAATATCGAAGCCGAGGTCAATAACCACATCAATAGTGTCACCATCAACCACCCTTGTAACTGTTGCTTTATATTCATACATGAATACATCTTAGAGCGCCATGCCTAGTCGCCGTGCGAAGGCATCTAACGCCTGTTCAGCCCTATCTAGGCTTCCTTCTGGATAGGGAAGATCAAATTCAAAGCGTATTGCTTCGGCTAAAGCCACCGGGTTTATCTCTACCGGGTCGCCCGCTATGCACTGGACGAGGCTGTTAGGGCTGTAAAGATAGGCACGAACGTCACGGAAACCAACTCTCCAAAGTTTCTCCCATTCATTAGTAGAGAAATACTTTTGGACTTTTGGCCTTTTTATTAAATCAGAAACAACAACTCCTTCTTCATATCCAGCCGAGAATGAGGAGTCGAATTGTGTTTCGTGATTAGAGATATTGTCTTTCTGGCCTGTAGCCGCCAAATACCTATCTGCTGTTCTAGAAATAGCGCCAGCGTAAACAGTTGTAGATGGAGAAGATAACGCTGAAATAATACGAACGATGTGTAAACGATCACTATGGAAAGGGACACTATTAAGCACAGAGGCTAAGAAAATCGAATCAAATTCTGTCCCGTCAGCAACACGGGCAAGAAACATGTCAGTTATGTAACGAGCGCCTTCTATATCGAAACCTGAATCTTTACCGCCTGTGTAATAAGGCTCAAAGGCTACACAGTCGATCCCCATTACATCTTGCATAGTGTGAGACTTGTCGAGAAGACCAGCCCCAAAATCTAAAACTGTCGTTCCATACCATTTCTTCCATGCATCAACATGGACAGGGTTTTCGACATCAAACATAGATGCGGCTCTTTGAGTTTTACCTGTCCGAGATAAGGCAGATATTAAATCACAACACATAGTTGGCATTAAAAAATTTTGCCTATTGCTAGCCCTACGGAAAGAGTTGTACCGGAGAACGTCTGCGTACTTATCCTCTAAATCGAAATCCATAGATAAATGGTTGAGCATTATCTGAGCCAGTTTTGCTTTGCTTTTCGGAACTGTAATTGTTTGGACTTCTGGTATCCCTACTTCTGTAGCGTGCTGTAATCTCCCAATGCCATTAACAACATCGCCTTTATGAGTGACGACAAGAGGGATACTTGTTTTCCCCCAATGGTAAAGACTCTCTGCTTGTCGAATTGTGTGATATTTGAACTGCTGAATATTTTTAGTTGCAAGTTCCCTAGTATCTTCTTTCTTAATACCCATACATGGATACCATTCGTCTGAATCGACTTCTATATCAGGCAAACCTTCTGAGGCACTAAGAACAACTGATAGCGGCAAGCGCTCTGAAAGAGACTCCCCAGTATCTTGTTTATCCATATCATTAGTCGCTCGGTTAAAAACTATATTTACGCCTTTACGGCGTTGCAGATCAAGTCCGTCTAAAAACGCCACCGGGACTTTAGAAGCCCCTAACTCTTTAGCAGCATCTAAACGTTGATGTCCTGATAAAACTTCGCCTTCTGGTGTCGCATACATTGGAAGAAGCCAACCAAGTTTTTTAAGGCTAGTTTTAACCATCTCAAAACGATGAGGGTCAGACCTTCGAGGGTTGTAACCGGCTTTCTCTAAAGAGTCGATATCTACTAGCCGGATTT